CAAGGTTTTCATTGTCAGAAGTTTAGTTATTGCAGGAGTTGGGGCTTTTGTAGGAACTTTGACTGCTGATGCCCCAAATGGTCTGACAAATCAAAATTTTGGTAGTAAGTTTGTTTCTACTAATCCAATTGCTCCAAGACAAATTGTGTATGGCGAATGTAGAGTTGGTGGCACAGTGGTTTATATGAAAACAAGGGGAACACAAAACAGCACATTAGACCTAATTGTTGCCATAGCAGGACATGAAATTCAAAGTATTGAAAAAGTTTTTATTAGTAAACAAGAAGCAACAACAAGCGATACAACTGTAAATTCAACAACTGTAAAAGAAGTTACACTCTCTGATTTTGTAAATTCAGAAAATGAAAATAGTTTTACAAGCGGCAGACTAATCAGATTTACCAGTGGTTTAGGGGCAGACAATCAAGATATGAACGCTCACACAATTGCGACTACAGATTTTACAGCAGACCATGATTTAAAAAGTATTGCTTATGTTCATTTTGAAATGATTTACGATGCACAAAAACTAACAAGTATTCCAGAAATATCTTTTCAAGTAAAAGGCAAAAAAGTGTTTGACCCTAGAAATAGCTCAACAGCTTTTTCTGATAATCCTGCGTTAATTGTTAGAGATATACTTACAGATACAAGATTTGGCTTAAGAGCCACATCTGATGAAATAAATGATAGCAGTTCTGCAGGTGGTAATTTTCAAAGTGCTGCAAACGCTTGTGAAGTTCAAATTGCAGATAAAGATGGTAATAACCATAACAAGTTTACAGCTAATGGCTTTTTTGATGCCACCACAGCTTCCAGAGAAGCAATAGAAGGGGTTTTATCTTCTTGTGCAGGACAATTGACATATACAAATGGCAAATTCAACGTATTCACAGGCGTAACACAAACTCCTAGCGCAACAATTACAGATGAAGATATTACAGAGGAACCAACACTGCAAAATTCAAGTGGCTTGGGTAACATCTATAACCATGTAAAACCAGTATTTCCAAGTGCAGCAGATAATTTTGTAGCAACTGATTCATTTATAAGAAAATCAGGTAACGCTGAATCTGGCAGTTCTGCAGTAGATTTTTTAGCAGAAGATACGCCTTCAGGAGAAACACAAGCTAATTACAAAAAACTTTTAGAGATGCGATTGCCTTTCACAACTAATGATTCACAAGCACAGCGTTTAGGGAAAATTGCTTTGAATTATCAAAGAAGAACTCAGACTATTGCTATTACCACAACACTTAAATTTTTGAATGTGCAAGTTGGCGATTGGGTTTATGTTACTAATGAACGATTAAATTTTTCAAGTAAAACTTTTCAAGTAGTCGGCACTTCTTTTGCTGAGATAGGAGACCAAGACAATCCGCTTCTTGGTATCAAACTTACGCTCAAAGAAATAGATGCTAATGTTTTTGCTTTTGACGTAAATAATGATTATGGAACAAATACTTCTGGAACAATAGGTGATGATGGAGCAATTAGTCTTTCAGCTCCAACAAATCTTGCGGGTACAGCAACAACAGCTTTGAATGATGATGGTTCTTCTAACTCAAAAATTGATGTTTCTTTTACAAATGCAACAGGGCTTACACCTTTAGGAACTGAGGTAGAAATAAGGCAAACAAATACTTTTGGCACACCTAATAATATGAATTTTGTTTCATATCCAAATGCAACAACAACTTTTCAAGGTTTACAAAGTGGTCAAAGTTTTTTCTTGAGAGCAAGACATACTTACAGTGACGACAGAAAAAGTGCATATACAAGCGTCATACAGGTCAATACAGCAGGAGATACATCTGCCCCAAGTGCGCCTTCAAGTCTTTCAGCAACAGATAATGAAGAGGGTGGAATTTTGATTACTTGGACAAATCCATCAGAAGCAGACTTTCAAGCAACAAAAGTTTATAGACAAACTGGCACAAGCACACCAACAAACGATGATAACTTAGTAGCAACTGTTTCAGGACAAGCAGGGAAAACCTCACAGCTTTTTGAAAATAATACGCATGGTGTAAGCCCTTCAACAACTGTGCAATACTTTGTCAGGGCAGTAGATTCGTCTGGCAATCATTCTTCTTTTGTTGGACCAGAAGCAGGGAGTTACATTTCTTTTCAAGATGGTGGCGGTTTGCTTGGTGGAACGGGTGGTGGCATATTTACTTTTTCTGCAAGTGGAAATCTAAATGCTCCAAATGATTCTACATTCAATTCTACTTTCGGCAGACAACCAAGAAATAAAGATTTAGTAATTGTCACAAATACTGCAGCTACTCCAAATACGCAAAAGATATATGAGTATGGAAGTCAAACAGCAAACAGTACAGGTGGTGGTGGCTCATTCACAGAAAAAACAAACTCAGACTTTATAACAGGAGATTTGATTGTTCAAAACTCTATTACAGCTACAGAGATTGCTGCAAATACAATTACTGCTGCACAGATTGCTGCAGATACAATTGAAGCAGGACAAATTAACGCAACAACTGTTGCAGGATTGTTTGCTGATTTAGGAACTATAAGCGCAGGTACAATAAACGCTGACAATATAACAGTTCAAAATCTTGAAGCTGATAATATAAAAAATGATGGAATAAATGAAACAAGAATATTCCAAGCAAATATTTTGGGAGACTATGGAATATCAGCAGGAACTTCTGGTAATACAACCCTTACTACATCTATGCAATCATTAGAAAGTTTTACTTTAGCAGCTTCAAAAAGTTCTGGAACACACGCAATAATTGCAGTTGGAGATGTCGGTGGCACGATACAATCAGGCTCACAGGTAAAGTTTGAAATAATACATGGCAGTTCTTCTGTGGCTAACTATACTTCCTCAGTTGGCGCAGGAGCGTCACAACCTTTTGTTTTAGCAGCACAAGTATCTGCAGACACTACACAATCAAAATTATTTAAACTACAAGGGCAGCGTTTATCATCTGATACAGATTTAGTTTCTTTTAACACTGCAATTTTTGCCATAAAATTAACAGCAAGTACCCAGTCATAATGTTATTTAAAAAAGCAACACTTGGAAATCCACTTAGCACACTAGACCACTTACGTTTAATTAGAAAAACTTTGTTGCAAGAAAGTGATTGGACACAAGCAAGTGATTCGCCTTTATCTAATGATAAAAAAGCAGAATGGGCTACTTACAGACAACAACTTAGAGATTTACCTGCATCATATTCAGATTCAGATGCGATTGCAGATGTAGTGTTTCCCAATGAGCCAACTTAATGAATGAGATAGTAACTGTTATACAACAAGTAGGTTTTCCAATTGCTGCTGCTTTAGGTTTAGGTTGGTTTATCTACAAACTCATAATGAGGATTGTTGATGGCATGGAAACAAAAATAGATACTGTAGATGATAAGGTTCAACAACAAATAGAAGCGATGGAAGAGAGATTAGGCACAAAGCTAGATTCTCAACATGGCATACTTGTAGCACTAATTGATAGAATACGCAGCTTAGACAACGAAATAATACGTCAGGATACGCTTATAAAAACTATATTAGGTGTGCCACAGCTCATTGATAGTAACAAAATAGCAAAAGCAGATAGAGATGACCAAAGAAAAGATTAGATACAAAACTGATTGGTATAAATTTACAGTTTGGACCTTGATACTGTCATTTTGTTTGATTTTTTGGTATAACATATTGATATGAACAACACAGAAAAAGATTATTACAATTCCAAAAAAGGTTGTAGTGTCTTGCTTTTATTACTTCCATTCTTGGCTTTACCAATCTTTGCTGATGAAATGGTACACACTTTTAAAAATCCTAGTTTCAGTGGAATAGGAACATCTGCTCATTACATGACTATTGAAAACCAAGAATTTAATAGAAAGAAAGCAATCAAAGAAGAAATGAAAGCATATCAAGAAGAACTCAAAAGAGAAGCCGAAAACACAACATTGGCAAGGTTCATAAGAAACCTAGAAAGCCGAATATATGCACAGTTATCAAGACAATTGGTAGATGCTTTATTCGGGGAAAATCCAAGTACAAGTGGTATCTTGGAATTAATGGGAAATACTATTGAATACTTTGTTGATGAAGCTCTGGGGCTTATTACCCTCAAGATTACTGATAGTGAAGGTAATGTTACTGAAATTACGCTTCCTATCGGTGATTTCTCTTTCTAGTTGTGCTGCATTTTTATTTGACCCACTAGAAAATAATATCGTACCTTTCGCTATACCAGATGAAGCAGAGGTTATTGATGTTATGCTGCCAGAACTTGCACAAGTACAAACACCATCTATAAAACCCACAGTCGCAATATATCCTACGAGCTTTACAGACCAAACAGGACAAAGACTTTCAAATAGTTTGTATGCAAGTTTTTCAACAGCTATTACTCAAGCTCCACACACATATTTGATTAGTGCATTACATAGAGCAGGAAAAGATAGTGGTGGCTTTTTTACAGTCGTAGAAAGAGTAGGCTTAGACAATCTCACAAAAGAGAGACAATTAATTAGAACAACTAGAACTCAGTTTGAAGAAGATGACAATTTAAGACCACTGCTTTTTGCAGGTTTACTACTGGAAGGTGGGGTGGTAGGATATGAAAGTAACACCAAATCTGGTGGTCAAGGTGTAAGGTATCTTGGGATTGGATTTTCCAAGCAGTACAGAATGGACACTGTTACTGTTTCTCTGCGTCTTGTATCGGTATCTACTGGTCAAGTTTTAATGGATATTTTGAGTGAGAAAACTATTTATAGTGCATCTATATCTCAAGATGTTTTTAGATTTAGGGCTAAAGGGACAAAACTTGTAGAAATTGAAAGCGGTAATGTCAGGAACGAACAAAAGAGATTGGCATTACAACTTGCGATAGAAACTGCTGTTTTAGAACTTATCTCTAAGGGAAAAGAAAATGAATTTTGGAAATATTAAAAAAAATTTACTTTTGTTTTTGACGCTTTCTTACTGCGGCAATTATTTGCTCAGTGATAACGAAGTTTACATCAATCAAGTTGGCGCAACACTTAACCTAGATGTTGAACAACTAGGCAGCTCTAACATTATTGGTGGTTTAGATGCAGTGTCTGGTACTATGACTGCATTTGATTTAAATGGTTCTACAATGACTGTGGACATAAATCAAATAGGGTCAAGTAACCAGTTTCTTGGTGACATTTTTAGTGATGACTTCACAGGGTTTTTTGAATTTACAGGAGATTCAAATATATTCAATATTGAAGTGGACCCTACAAATACTTACGGAGCAGATGACGGGAATTTCAACATTCAGGTTACTGGCTCAAGTAATGAATTTGATTTAGATGTTGCAAAGAATGATTTGGCTTCTGGTCTGGACTTGGATTGGATAATTCAGGGCAGCAATAACGAATTTGATTTTGAAATTGATTACGATTTAGGAACAAATTTCGTTGATGTGGACGGAAGTGATAATACTGTAAACTTCAATGCTGACGGATATGCTGAAGGCTTCTTCTATTTAGACCAAACTGGTAACGGAAGAACATTCAACATAACTCAGTCATCAACATTAGCAAGTGATTGGCTTAAGATTATATCTGATGGTAACAGTGGTACTGTTTGCGTCATTCAAAATGATGGCGGAACAAGTACAAGCTGCTGACATTGGAGAAATATTTGAATTAAAAGGTTACGCAAAAGTAATCAGAGATAAGGATTATAATGCTGAACTGCAGTTTGGCATTAGGTCCTTTGACGATGTAAGAACTTCAAATGGCAGGATTGCTATTTCTTTTGATGATGAAAGCCAAGTAAGACTTACAGAACATTCCAAACTCGTTATTGACGAATACATCTACGACCCAAATCCAAGCAAATCTAAATTAGCTCTCAACTTCGCAAGTGGCACTGTGAGATTCGTCACAGGTAAATTAGACAAAATTGACAAAAAAAATATCTTCATAAAGACACCGACTGCTGATATTTCAATAAGAGGTACAGATTTTACGACTACAGTAAATGAAATCGGTGAAAGTTTAATCATATTGCTGCCTTTGGAAGATGGGACAAGCAGTGGCGAAATTATGGTCTCTACAGCAATGGGTTCAGTGATTTTGAACAAACCATTTCAAGCTACGACTGTTACTGTATATGAAACTATGCCTTCTAAGCCCGTAATTCTTGATTTAACGCTAGATGTCATAGATAACCTGCTGATTGTATCACCGCCAGAAGAAAAAGCGTCTGAGGGCGAATTAGAGGGCAGACAGGTAAATGGCACAAATCTTTTGGCTTTTGACGAATTAGATATTGACTATTTAGCAGAAGATTTCTTTGAAGATGCTGATTTTGAGTTTACAGAATTAGATATTGATTATCTAAATGTCAATTTTTTTGAGGATTTGTTAGACATTCTGGAAGAGATAGATGAATTAGACGATGAAGAATTGGACCAACAAGCAACCACAACAGCAATCAAAGGAACAAATGTTGGACAGGATACAACAACTCAAATTACAACGATTATTACTGGCAATATTATTTCTTTACGAAGAAATGTGAATCAATCAATACAGCTAGATTTAGATTCAGGCTTAGCTTACACAGTGATATTTATTCAAGATGGCGTGTCTAATCAAATCATAATAAATGGTGGTGGTTCTTCAAGAATAAGAATATTACAATCTTCAGGATAGAATGAAATTAAGTACAGTAGTAAAAGGTTTATTAGTTTCAGCTTTTTTTTGTCTGCCTTTGGCTTTGGACTTTAAGTCGCTTTCAATTTTAAAACTTAAGACATTTGATTATTTCGTACCCCAACAAGAACCTTCAGGTTACTTCACTATTTTAAATATCACAGAAGAAGATGTGCAAGAGCTTGGTGGCTATCCATTTCCAAGAAAGGTTTTAGGCGACCAAGCAAAAGCATTAATGGAAGCAGGAGCATTAGGGGTTGGATATGTAATATCTTTCATAGACCCAGATAGGTATGGTGGTGATGAACTGTTCGCTAGGCAACTGGAGCAAATACCAAGCTCAGTCATTGCCACCTTTGAATACGACAATCAAATCTACCCTGAACCAACAGGTGTTGTGATTCTTGGCAATCAAGCACAAGGGATTCCGTTAAAAGGTCACATTCCAACAATTCCAGAATTACAAAAGATACAGCAAGGCATGGTTTCTGCGCCATTATCAGATGATGGTTTGGTACGTATGCTTCCCCTTCTTTTTCAAACACCAGATGGTTGGATACCGACTTTTGGGACACAGGTTTTAAAAAGTCTTGCAGGGACTGATACATTTATTATCAAAACAAACGAAACAGGCATTGAAGAAATTACAGTCAAAGGCATACCGCCAAGCAAAGTAGATAGATATGGCAGGAAATGGTTAAGTTGGGTAGATACGCCAGTAACGACTTTAGATAATTTAGATGTCGCAAACAAATTTGTTTTTGTTGGAGTAACCGCAAAAGGAGTTATGCCGCAACTAGCAACATCAAAAGGAGACCTAATGTATCCGCACTATATCCAAGCAGCTTTAGCAGAATCAATGTTGATAGAAACTAATCCTTACGTTCCCTATTGGCATTTGAGCGCAGAATTAGGAATTTTAGCTATTTCCGTGCTTCTAATTTGGCTTCTAACGCAAAGTTTTGGTGTTACCTATGGTCTTGCAGGGGGTATATTGGTTCTTTTCGGCACAGCTTATGGTGGTTTCTCTATGATACAAAGAGGAATATTAGTAGATGTTTCATGGGCGTTAGTAAGTCAATTTGTTGCCGCAAGTGTTTCCTTTTACCTAAACTTTAGAACTCAATACAAACTTAGACTGCAAATTAAAAAACAATTTGAACATTATCTTGACCCAAGACAGGTCAAAAGATTGCAAGAAAATCCAGAATCCTTAAAACTCGGTGGTGAAAAAAAATATTGTACGTATCTTTTTACTGACGTAAGAGGTTTTACACCTTTGACTGAGAAACTAAAACCTGAAGAAGTTACAAATATTATGAATAGGGTTCTTACAGTTCAAGCAGATGCAGTCAAAAAGAATGGCGGTATGGTTGATAAATATATTGGAGATGCAATGATGGCAGTGTTTGGCGCTCCATTAATGATTTCAGAACCAGAAGATAAAGCAATAGATACAATGATTGATATTCTTGATGGTGTAAAATTACTTAACTATCAGCTAGAAAACGAAGGCTTACCAACTATCAAAATTGGAGTAGGCATAAACTCTGGAGAATCTATTGTGGGAAACATGGGTTCAAGCACAAGATTTGACTACACTTGTATTGGCGATGCTGTGAATGTAGCTGCACGTTTGGAATCAAACACAAAAGAATTACAAGTCTCAAACCTGATAGGAGAAGCTACTGCAAAGAACTCTACTTACAAATTGCAAGAATTAGATGGTATTATGGTCAAAGGCAAAAGCCAAAAGCTAAATGTCTATACATGGAGATTTGACCTATGAAAAAATTATTACAAGGCGTTTTAGGAGCAGTTGCGCCAACAATTGGAACTGCACTTGGTGGACCAATGGGCGGAATGGCAGCAAAGATGATTGCAGAAAAATTGGGATTGCCAAACTCTAATCCAAAAACTATTCAATCAGCAATGAATAATCTTTCTCAAGAAGATGCAATGAAGTTGAAAGAAGCAGAGATGGAATTTGATGCACAAATGAAGCAAATGGACGTAGATATTTTTGCGCTTGAAGCACAAGAAAAAGAAAGTGCAAGAAAGTATTTTTCAAAAGATTGGACAGCAAGAGTTATTGGTGTCGCAACTATTGGTGGATTTTTGGGTTACATTTTTTTAGTAACTCTGCAACCACCAGAACAAAATTCAGAAGCATTGATAAATCTTGTGCTTGGTTATCTTGGCGGTCTTGCCAGTGCAATTATTTCTTTTTATTTTGGAGCTTCGCAATCAAATGACAAAGATTGATTTTGCAGAAGCTGTGAACTAAACTCAATACAACTAGAAAAGGAGTGACATGGATTTTTTTATAGGATTCTTACTTATATCTATCGCAGCTTTTGCGTTGATTTGGAAATATAAGCCTGAATGGTTAGATTTACTTAAATCATATTTACCAGAAAAACTTAGTTTTCAAAAAAAAGAAAAAAAGAAAAGTAAAAAATAATGACCGAGCCATTTGTATATAACTGCAACCTAGTCAAAGTTGTAGATGGAGACACCATTGACGTAGATGTGGACTTGGGCTTTGATTGTTGGTTACGCAATAAAAGGGTAAGGCTTATGGGAATTGATACGCCAGAATCACGAACAAGAAATCTAGCAGAAAAAGCATTAGGTCTGAAAGCCAAAGAAAGATTAATTGAATTATGCGGTCAAAAGTTAATGCTGAAATCACAAGGAACAGATAAATATGGACGTATTCTTGGTGTGCCATACACATTAGATGGTCTTGATATTTGCAATATTCTAGTTGAAGAATCTCACGCAGTGCCATATTTCGGTGGCAAAAAAATTCATAAATGGGGGTAGTATGAAAAAAGAATACATGAATATTTCTGAAGAAGGAAAAGCATTAATTAAGAAATTTGAAGGTTGCGAACTTGACGCTTACAAATGTCCTGCAGGTAAATGGACAATTGGATATGGTCATGTGAAAGGTGTAAAAGAAGGAGATTCTTGGTCACAGAGCCATGCAGAATATATGCTTGACGTTGAGTTAGAAGAATACGAGGGCTATATAAATGACCTAGTAGATATTCAATTATCCCAATGTCAATTTGATGCCCTCGTAGCTTGGATATACAATCTTGGTCCAACAAACTTTAGAACGAGTACCTTAAGAAAAAAATTGCAGTCAGAAACAATGGACGAAGTGCCTATGGAAATTAGAAGATGGAATAAAGCCAATGGTGAAGTCTTACAAGGTCTAGTAAGACGCAGAGAAGCAGAAGCATTATTATTTCAAGGAAAGGATTGGTCAAAAGTTTAGATGGCATTAAGCAAAGTGCAAACAAAACGTCTTGGTGTTTTACTGGCAACAATGTTCAAGGAAAAAATACCTTCAGAACATATTGAAGAAAATATAAAATCAGGTTATCTGGAAAAACAAAATGACGTTATAAAACTTACCGCAAAAGGAATGGACGAAAAGAATCGTCTTTGTACTTTGGCAGGACTTAATATCAAATATCAGTTTGAAGAAAAGTCAAAATCTGAAACAGATAAAGACAAATAAGATTTGCAGTTTTTACAATAGAAACAATAATAAACTTTGTAGTTCTTCTGAATTGTAGAAAAAAAATCTAATCGGAAGGTTTTTTTACAACCCAAACATTTCTTTTTACGCATTTGTTAAGGAAGCGGAAGGAAGCAATGAAAGACATCTCATATATCATCAATATTTAGGGAACGCTCCCTTCCACTTGTTCTTCAGTGCCAAGCACTTGGTGGTGGTGGTTCGTCATCATCAAACAAAACATAACTAATCACCCATATTCCTGCAACTACACAAAGTATTGTTTCTATCATCAAACTCCTCTAAGTCTTTTATGACCCCACTGCCTTTCAAATATTCTTTCCTTTTCTTCTTGAGAATATTTTTCAACACCGAAGTTGCTATCAAGTTCTGCTTCTGCATCACTTAACATAGCCCAATTGTAAAAATTTGATTCGTGACTTTGTGAATTATCATAAATAAATCTTTTACCAAGAATACAATCACTATCTTTTATAATCATTTTCCCCCCTTTGAGAAATATATTTATTTTGTGCCACCATGAGCATTGTTTCCAAAAAAGCCTTCAAGCAGCATTGAAATTCTAGGATTTATTTTTGCATATCCATTTTCAAATCTGGCAATCATTGACCTGTTTGGTTTTCCGTTTACTTCATAACCAAGAAACTTTGCAACATCAGTTTGTGATTTGTTGTGCTTAGCCCTTAATTTTTTTAATTGATTTCCTGTCATGGTAATTTCCTCTAAGTTACAATTATAGGCACTGAGGTTTTTTTTGCAACTATACATTTTTCTCATACTCAAATTTAAGAAACTTTGAAAAGGCTTCGCTGTATCTGCACTTTTCTGTTTGTTGAATTAATCTAATTGCAGCACTTGAAACTTTATGTCCCAAGTTATCTTTACCTCTGGCATACAATTTATCAGATAATCGTATAAGTCTTTCTATTCTTTCCATTACAAACTAAATAAAAAAAGGAC